GAGAGAGATCCTCGATACTGTCCACTAGATAGGTCAAGCAGGGGAATGTCGCTGAGGTCTGATTCCGTTGACCGTAGGTGATGTCAGCATCCGCGACGGTGGACATCGTCTGCAGCATGACTTTCACTGCTGTGTAGATGCTCACTTGATGATCTCCTCAACAGTAAACACCAGTTCACGGTTCTTCATATGGCTGTTGGTGATGCCTGTAATGTTGCCCGTGATCGTGTTGACACCATCAGTAAGCACCACATAGCAGCGCGAGCTCAGCGCGGCGAGCGTTGATGTCCACCGAGTTTTGACCTCGTAGGAGCGGCTCTCTGCTGCTCCTCCTGCGTAGTCCTGTTCAGCAGCTCCGCTGTCGTAGACGGCACATCGAAACGATGTGATGACCGTCTCAGCGTTTGTGCGCTTGCCCAGCGTATCAACAGCGTCCCTGCGCCGAACCGAGCAGTCCCACTTCATGGTGCCTGCACCGATCATGTGAGCGATCCTCTGACCTTCAAGGTGTCCAGGATAAACTTGGCGCTCATCGGCACCTCCTGTAGTGTGATCGGGCTGAGGGCCTCTGGGTTGTTGTACCAAGCGCCAACGAACGCAATGATTGCGTGCTGCAAATCTGCGGGGAGGTCTGCATGACCAGCGGTGTAGTTCAACAGGATTTGCGTGTTGTCGTAGATTGAAGGGAAACCACTGAAGATAATGAACACGCTTGGCGGGTCACTCCGATCGAGGTAGTAATCAGTGGCAGGCATCGTGGTGAGCGTGTTTGCAGTGTTGTAGTACTGCACGCTGGTCAACGCTGCAAACGGTTGCTCATCAAAACGGGCGCGATCCCACAGAGTGAGATACTGGGTCTTGTTCCCGACCTGCATATTCACACCTGTGTACGAGGTGATGAATGACATCACTGCATCGCGAAGACGAAGCAGTTCTGCATCGTCTGTGGTGTACGCGATCTTCAGCGCGGTCTTGATGGTTTGCAGTGTGGGTATTGACATTGGTGCCTTGCAAAAGGGAGGGCGGTAGTTTCCCGCCGCCCTCCCCTGGAGAGAGAAAGATTGCCTTAGATCGTGGTGAACACGAACTTGGAGAGTTGCGGAATCTTTGCGTCCATTCGGGAGGTCGTGTAGAGGATCGTTTGACCAGTGCCCGCTGCTGAATACGGGTCAATGATCATTTCGAGCATCGGACGATCGAAGATTTCGTAGCCCTTGAAATCACCAAACACGATTGCGACATTGCCGTTGGTGGTCGTAGTCACAATGTCTGGATCGGTGTAAACAGGGCGGCCCATCAGTGTCCCGTTGAGTCCAAGGTTCAAACCACCAGTGTCCTCAGACAGTCGCCAGATGTACTGGCTTGCACTGTCCTTCAGCTTGCGGATTGACTTCAGCGCAAGGTCTGAGGTCATGTATGACGCGCTGTTGCGGTACGGAGAACCAAGCTTGAAATACAAGTCAATGATGTCATCGCCATCGACAGTGGTCACAGCGGCGGTGCCAAGATCAGACGCAACCTGTGAGGCAGAGTTGAGCGCTGCTTGCGTAGCGGTGAACACGCCTTGAGGTTCTGTGCTGTTGGTGCCGTTCATGAAGTAGGAGTTCTGCTTCAGCGCCATTGATTCACCGACTTTGCGAGCGACATAATCCAAACCGCCTCCCGCTTGAGCATCAGCAAGGAACTCATTCGTGAGAGTAGTCTTGGTTGAGAATCGGTACGGAGTAACCTGGACTGATGTCCCAAAGGTGGCATCAGAAGTTGTGACTGATGCAGACTCCGCAAGGAAATAAGTTGTCGGCAGCGCATCCTCAATAGGAATCTTCAACGCTCCATCAGTGCTGTAGACCGTTGAAATGCTACGCATCACTGACATCGTGTTGAGTTTCTCGCGGATGATCAGCGAAATCTCGTTAGGCACCACCGCACTGGTTGGTGCTGCACCAGCAGGACCAACAGACATCACGCGCTTGAAATACGAAGCATCACCAGAACGAAGCGCGTTGTAGAAATCTTCGCTGGCAGTCGATGGAGCCGATGCTCCTGCACGGCGGGTGTTGAACTCTGGCTCTGCTTCTGACTTCTTGAACGCTGCATCCTTGTCGAGTGCGCGAATCTGTGAATCAATTCGGTCGAGGTCTGCTTCAATGCGCTCAACCTTGTTTTTCGAGAGACCGACGGCAACACGATCGTAATCGTTGGCCGATGCGCGGTTTTTGGTTTCCCATGAGTTGAGTTCGTCGCGAAGAGCAGTGGTCGCGAGACCGCGCTGCTCAATGAGTTCTTGGCGTGTCATGTCATGTTCCTGTTTCTGCGGATAGTGTTGATCCGCTTGATTTCAATTTCTTGGTCAGCGAGCAGCACAATGCTGTCACTGCGCAGTTCTGATTGCGTGTTCTTGTAGGCGGGGTCGACCACCAGACTGATCTCAAAGAGTTTCCCCTCGTGGATCGATCGCGATTGACCGTCTCGACTCCATCGAATGTCCGATGCTGTAAAGCCAAATGACATCGAGCCATCAAGGGTGCCGCGATTAAGCAGTTCCTTAATGTCGCTTGCTAGTGTTGTGTTTGGGAGTTCTGCCTCAAACCACAATCCACTGGGGTCGTTGGTTAAGCGCAGTGAACCGTTGTTGGTCCGCGCCAATGGCATTTCATTGTTGTGCTGGAAATAGAGCTTGATGTCATCGAAGCCCTTGCCGCTGATGTCAAACGCAGAGCGCTCGATCTTCTCCGTGAAGACTTTGCCCTGCTCGCGGATCACCCGCGATTCATCGTTCCAACGAATCGCGTAGCCACTGAGCGTGTTGCCTTCGCGTGATGCTGAAATGGTTGACGATCGCGTGATCATTGGTTTGGTGTGTCCTGTTGCTTGCTTGTGTCGGTGCCGATGTTGGTCTGACCGCCGCCAGTGCCCATGTTCAACGCCACTACGCGCTTGTCTCCACCCTCAATCGGCGCGTAGTCCAGCGCTGCACGCGCCTCGTTTGGTGTGATGATGCCTGCTTCGACACCAGTTCTGAGCGCTGCAAAGGTCTCAACGAGTGTCGGTCGAGTGATGAAATCAGTATCGAAACTCACAACCGTGTTGAGTTTCAAGAAGATTTCTGCCTTCCAAGTCTCCAACCAGTGACTCAAACAGTTGTCGAGGTAGGCTCGCGAAGACCATTCAAGCGATCCGTAGACACTGGAGCCCGTCTCAGAGAGATAGCACACCGGCACCCCGTAAATCCTTGATACATCGGTGATCGAGTACTTCCGCGCTGCTTCGAGTCCTGCATCTTCGTTGGCTGAGGAGAGTTGCTCAATCCTCATGTTCTCCGCAAGTACGACTGGCCTTCCACTGTTCTTTCCAGTGTGATTCTTGAGGTATTGGTTGCTGATTGCTTGGCGTGCTGCTTCGTTCAGCGTGTTCGGGTGGATGAACGCCAAGCGCGGGTTGCCACCTGATTCGATTGTTGAAGAGACTGCGGCCTCTTGTGACATCGCAATGGTGATTGCACGCGCCGAGATTCCGATTGGTGAGGTGCCAAGGAACTCTTTGACAATGCCTGCCTTTAAGTGAATCACTGAATCAGCAGAGAGAATCCCGTAGTCTTTGCTCTGGTAGCGCGGATAGCCAGTAGTGGTGTCAAGTGACACAGTTCCTTGCACTAGGTGCACGAGCTCGTACACGCCGCCACCCTTGCGGCGGTTGATCAGAACAAAGCTGTTGCCATAGAGCAGAGTCTCAGCAGTAACAGCGCGAAGAAAATCGTAGCCAGACTGAAACTGATTCGGGCGCGTGAAGAGTTGCTCAATGTTGGCATCGTCAAATTCTCTTGGTGTCCGTGCAAGATCGTTGGCAATCAGATTGACCGCTCGATAAACGGGTGTGTACTGCAGCGCATTGGCCGCAGATGCGTAGATGGTGGGACTCTGCTCGCTGTAATAGCCAGGCACCATGGCAGGGATGCCATAGAACCAAGTCCTGATGCTGTTTGTAACTTTCGAGATTCGATTCATTGGTTGTCCGCGATGAAGTCTTCGCTCTCGTATGAGG